TGCGAGGCGTTTTGTTTCAGCAAGTAGAACGCTGGTTCATTCTCACGGGTGTGCGAGATCGGAAAAATCAGACACTCTAACAACATGCTGATGCCATTCGTTGATTTCAGGCATCCAGCAGCCCTTTTCGCAATATGTTCTAATGTCTTCATAGACTTCAGTGCCTGCCTCTTCCCAGTCTGCTCGTTCGTTTTGGTACGGTAGAGCGTTTAGGAACGTCTCTAAGTCAGATGATTCAGCTAACTCGACCAGATCCTCCGGACTTGACCCAAGCTTATCGCAAAAGTCGTTGTTGATTGTAATCTCAAGGCCGGTGTTTTCGTAGTGTAGCCGCGCATTGTTCGAGCTATATTCGTTGGTTTTGATAACTGTCATTTCGTATTCCTTTGCCGAATCCGGCGCATTCCGTAGGAAGTATTTCCTACAATTATCTTATCGCCTATTTGCCAAAAAACTTTAATACTTTTTTACTAAAGTGACGTAACTTGCGGGATTCTAATAGATATTCTTTCGCCGGGCGTGCAATGAGCAATTGCCTGCTCTCTAATGTAGTCGAGTCCCATCGTAATTATTCGCTTGAGAATATCATCGGCGTAGTCGAATCCATCTTCAATCGCAGGCTTTTTGAAGAGTAGATATAAATGATTGTTCGAAATCCTGTGGCTGTCTAACCAGTACTCACCCTCGGAGCTGATATCAGCGTCAAGGGCGTCAAGCTTGACACAGAGCCACTGGTACACCTCCGATAATTTGCCAGACTTATGCAACGCTACCATGGTTTCTTTTCGTTTTCTTTTCGCTTCAGGTATGCAGTTATCGGGTAGCCGGAGACTGCCTTTTTGTGTGCTGAGTTTCACTTGTCACCAAATAATGTTTGATTTTCTCGAAAGTATAAAGTCTTCTTTTCTTGTCCCAGATGCCAATTTTTTCACCATTGGAGTCGATGATTTCAAACGTGTCTGGCACCGCTGCGCGCACAAAAGTCACTCGTGATGTAAGGCCGGTTTTTAGGTCAGTCACAATGTGAGTCATAGATACTCAGAGATAACAGCGGGCGGCAATTTGAGGTTGTCTGATGCCTCGAAATAACGCTCTACGCACATGATACTGTGAGCGACGAAAGCGTGACTGCCTGACAGTCGAATTGCATTAATTTGGATGATCTGATCAGCGCTGACTTCCGATTTTCCAGTCGCTGCTTTGGCTTCAATCGCACAAAAAGCGCCAGACTTAGTAGCGATAATGTCAGGGATGCCCTTCGTCATTTTGGCGAAGACATAGTTTCCACCTTTTCCGACTAGGTTTTGAGCACTCGTTTTGAAAGCCCAAAACCCTTTCGCTTTTAAATAGCGCAGAATTTCAGCCTGGATTTTCTGCTCTAAAACGGGTCGAATTTCACTTTCGGGAACGAAATGACGATGGGGTTCAATCTGAGATTCGAGCGTGAGCTTTAAATCTAATTCTTTGTTTTTAGCTAGTGCTGAACGGCAATAGTCACGCATTAATTGCGCGCCAGATTCTATTTCCGCAAGTGTTCTTTTCGTTCTCATGGCCAGAGAATAATGCAAAAAAGTACAATTGCAAAATTTATGACTGGCTGGTAAGTCGATTAGACTAATAAAAAAAACTCGGCTTGATGTTGGTCAAGTCGAGCTACGGAATACACTGCTGTGTGCAAGGAATTTATGAACGAGAAGAAGGCGAAAGTCAACAGTTCTAGGGATATTCGAAACGAATTTAAAGCTTACCTTAAGCAATGGTTTTTCGGGTTCGGCGCTTTCATTGACAAGACATATGTCTCTGTCGATTGGAGAGCTAGAGTTACCGGCGCGCAAGTCGAATTCTTTCGTCTCAACGCTCGAAACGAGTTGGAACCGCTTTTCGATAATGAGATAGTTGCAAGCCTAACTGCTGCCTCGATTCAAGTGCTGTTGCACGCTGAAAAAGCTAAAAAGTACGGTGCGGAAAACGGATTTTCGGAGAAGGAAGCCCGCGAAATCCTTCACCAAATAAAATCGGTTTTGCAGCACGCGGAGAGTTTCGGATTAATTTATGAAGACAGGCTCATTGCTGAAACGATTAAGCCAATCACGTTTAAAAGCGACCCAAGTTTGACGTTTTGTCGGCTCGACTTTGATTTTTCCGTCGGCTCAATTGACCCATTCGCCACCATTGAAGACTACGCTAACTCGTGTGGCCAGTTCATGCAGACACTGCAGAAAAATATGGTGGGAGACAGTTTTGAGCACTTTTTGAATGCTCTGGGCTATCTCATCATGACTAGTACCTCACCAAAACGTGTAGTCGTTTGGCACGGCCACGGGGATGATGGAAAGACCACGTTCATAGACTGGCTCGGGCGTCGGCTAGGCCGCACCTCATCGATTAATACGGATATCAGCTCAATTGCTACTGATGTTGGAAAAGCCGAGTTTTATGGTAAAAGATTGGTTCATTTTGAGGAGCCGACCCACGGGAAACTAATCAGCGCTAACCTGAAAAGAATCGTAGGATGTCCGACGCTTAAGGCTCGTAGATTGTATCAAGATTATGTTCAGTTTCCGAACAATTCGATGATCTGGATAACGACGAACGAAAGTCTTGAAATTGACGGAAAAAAAGCCAGTAGGTCACGCGTTCTGCTCATAGAGAGTCAGTCAGTGGCCGACGATGAACAGATGAGCCAAGAGCAAGCGGCGGCCGATTTGGACGCTAATTTCGAGAACATTGTTAGAGCTGCTTGCTCTGTATTCCATGCCTCCGGTCGCAATCTCTCAAAAATGACAGCAGAGCAGTTAGAGCCTAATATCACTAACTTTTATTTGAAGGTCGACGGCTGGATCTACAAGCATTTCAAGTATAGCAAAGGCGGCTTCATGCCGAAGCAAACCATCGCTGCGAATATCCCTGCCCACCTATTTCAAAAAGATATTTTCGAGCGAATCGCGCACGTTTGCAACCCAGAAAACGCCCTTCACGCAGTGCCAAGTTTAGGGGCTGATACTCATCAAGTTGTCTACCAGAAAAAGCGACTGGGCGGCAGACTTGACCCCTACCTTTGGGGTTTCTTGAACGTATCTTTCAGGGGTGACAGCATTTTTCGAGCAATGTCTGAAACCTTTCTTGACGGCGATCAGTAAATTCAAAGCCTGACCAATCCCGTGGTCCGAAAATTCTAATCACCTCATTTTAAAATCAGGACCACAATCAGCATTGGACCACAACGTGGTACGAGCCGAAAAATCTGGACCGCACCTTGTACCACGTTTTGGACCACGTGTTTTTCAGTGTTTTCTTATATATCTCTCTTCTTTTTTCTCTGTGGTACAAGTGGTACAAGAATATAGAGTATATGTATAGAATAGTTGTTACAAGAGGCTAATATAGCCTATTCCTTAATGATAATAGACAGTTGAAAAAGGGAAAGTGCTCTAAAATAGGGGTAAAACGGTGTTTTCAAAGGAATAAGCTTAGTAATAATAAGCCATTACATATTTAACATCGGTAAAGTGACAGACTAAAAAATATAGAAAAAAGTTTAAGGTACGTTTTTTTCTTGGATACGGATCGCAGTGTTTAAAACATATCTTATTGACTTATTCGTTCTTGTGCGTTTATGAATTAGTTTCATAGCACCAGAAAGGGGAATTAATGACAGTCGATGCCGAGATATTATTGTTCACATCACGTTTTGTAGGGAAAGCGTTAATTGCGAAAGAGTTAGGAGTTTCGCGACAGACAGTCGGGACTTGGATGCGCTCGGAGCGTCCGATAAGGGCGATATACTTAGCCGCGATAATGTCGATTCTAAAAGCCGAACTGCGAGAGATCGAATTGCAGTACGGGCGATTCGTCGACCTCAAGCTTGCCGGTGAAGCATGAATCGGACTTTTGGACATCAGCGAGATATCAGCGAAGCCGATTACCACGATTTGACGGCGGTAGGCTCATCAGCGATTAAATTACTCGCCAAGAGTCCGGCGCACTATGCATCATCGCTTGAGAGCCCTAAAAAAGGCTCCGCAGCCCTAGACCTTGGTTCCATCGTGCATATGAAATTTCTTGAGCCAAAAAGATTTAGTGAAGAGTGCCACATATTGCAGCATGATGTTAGTTTCGCGACTAAAGAAGGAATTGCTTTAAAAAAGAGCATGCCAGATGTGAAACACTGGTTGAAACCTCACGATAGCCGGGTGCTCTCGCAGATCGAAAATTCATATTTCAACATCATTAAAAGCTTGGGCGCGGACGTTCTGATGTGCTCAAAAAATGAGCAAGCCTATCTTTGGGACGAAGACGGCTTTCACGGCAAGGCGCTCATTGATGCCGTGAGCGAAAGATACAGACTGCTGGTCGACATCAAGACATGTTCGGATGATTTTTCTGAACGGTCGCTAGGCTTTCACGCGTTGAAATACGGATACCCTCTTCAGGCAGCGTGGTACAAACGAGGCATGTCGAAAATAAGGCCAGAAACTGAATCGTGGCCGTTTGTTTTTTTTATGTTCCAGACAGTACCTCCTTACACCGCAAGAGTCATGACGATAGACGACGATACCATGCGCTGCGCTAATATCGTCGTTGAAAAAGCAATTGAGAATTACCGCAAGTTTCAGCAAGCCAGAGCGACCGGTGACGCACAATTCGACCCGAATACAACACATATGATTTTAACAGCACCACAATATTGGATAGACGAAAATGAATGACGAAACGTTAGCAATCGAACACTCGACAGTACTTAAAGACACCGTTCCTACAATAGTCGTTCCCGACGAATCGAAGCACGTCGACAGCACGCCTTTTGACCCGAAGACGGGCCTAGTGCCGACAACGTTTGGGCAGCTTATGCGGGTAGCTCAAATTTTCTCTAATTCGAAGATGGTGCCACCTCATTTTCAAGGTCAGCCGGATAACTGTTTTGTTGCTCTTCAAATGGCGTATCGAATGGATTTAGACCCCATGACGGCATTGCAGAATATTCACATAGTTTCAGGTAAGCCCGGTCTTTCTGGTGCGCTAATTATTGCGTTGATTAACCGCTCTGGAAGCCTATCAGGGCCAGTTCGTTTTAGGATTGAAGGTAAAGGCGAAACGCTTTCTGTAACTGCTTTTGGGATGCTGAAACAGGGTGACGAAATTAGCTTTACTGTGCCCTGGTCGATGGTCGTAGCGGAAGGTTGGACGAAGAATCCGAAATATAAGACAATGCCAGAAGTGATGATGAGATACCGCGCGGCAACTTTTTTGGCTCGCTTTCATTTCCCCGAGGTGATTATCGGTATGCACTCAAGCGATGAATGGGAAGACACTACTGCCGCACAAGAGACGAAAAAAAGTAGTCTTGCGCAACACATGAAGGGCGCAGAAAATGCTTGAAATATTTTGCGTCGCAATAGGTGTTTTGATAGCGCTCTTTTTCGTTCGAGAAAGAAAGGCTAGCGTTAACGATATTAAGTCAATTGAACAATTTAGAAGAGCGAGAAAACTATGATAATCACCGACAAGACCATCATTAAAAAAACAATTGAAGGCGCTTATTTTTCCTTTGAAATAACGAATGAATGTGGGAATATACTGTTCGAAATAACACAAGATGGCGGCACTTGGAAAGTCTTTCAGGTACCAACAGCGGGCGCTAAAGAAGCCGGTGAAATGCTCCGCCAGATAGCAGCGACTTGCGAGACTGTTGAAGTGCCGAAGGCAAAGCCCGGCCGCAAAAAGGGCTTCAAGCTTAAGCCCATCGTCGCGGTGCCTGTTGATGAATGAATTCCGAGATTTGAAAAAAAGACTTTGCTGGACGGCCACGAAAATAGCTTCGAAATTAGGCCGGCATCAGACGACAGTAAGCCGATGGAATGTAGGTGCGCTTCAGTGCCCGAGATGGGCGCTGCAAATGATGCACCGATGGATTGATGAGAAAGAGGAGAAGGTGAAAAATGACTAGAGAAACGTGGAAACAATTTTTCGAGAGAGTGAAGCCAGTAGATGATCAACAATTTAAAGATATTTATGGCAACGATTGGCTTTATAATTACGGATTGTTTTCTCTTCTTCCTGAGCTTGAAATAAGCATTTCGCCTAGATTAACTGACGAGGGTAATTTCATAACTTGCTCTCTGCTTGACGCAGTGGATCACGTTGAGAAACCGAAGCTTAAGAAGGTAACGCTCTACGCTTACCTGTTTATGACTGCTTATTATTTTAACACAGATGATAACGTGGGCTGGCCTATCGCGTATGACGAAAGCGGCAATCGTATAACGAAGGAAATTTGGGTGAACGACAATGAGTAAAGAGACATGGGCACAATTTGCAGACAGAGTGAAGCCTGAAGTTGGCCAACAATTCAAGGATATTTTCGGTGAAGTTTGGCTTTATTCCAGGTACCAGTATTTTTATCTGACTACGCATGAAGATGTAGGTATCTCCGCTAGCATGACCAATATTTCGGCAGGAAATTTCATACCGTGCTCTTTGGTCGACGCTATCGAGCACGTAGAAAGGGAAGACAATGAGTAAAGAAACATGGACGCAATTCGCCGAGAGAGTTAATCCTTCATTCGGGCAGATATTTAAGGATATTTACGGTGAAGTTTGGAGACACCACGATGGCGATTTCACGCAAGACACGAATGAAACGACACTCATGAAAGAAGGTCTGTACTGTAAAATTCTTCCTTGCTCTCTCGTCGATGCTATCGAACACGTCGAACAAGTCAAAAAGCCAAAGCTAAAGAAAATAACGTATTACTGTTACTTAGGTGTGTCAGGGTTTTTGTGGTGCAAGAACTCAGTATATAGTGAGACGCAGGCTCTAGACGAGAACGGCGAGCGGATAACTAAAGACGTTTGGGTTATAGACCATGATTAAAGAAACATGGTCACAATTTGCAGAGAGAGTTAAGCCTGCCCATGGGCAAAAATTTAAAGATATTTATGGGAATGAGTGGTGCTATTGGTGTAACGGCTTCTTTAATCTGATGCCCAAGATGGATGTGAGCATTCAGGCTTCAGATTCCCCAATTTCCGCCGGTAATTTTATACCGTGCTCTTTGGTCGATGCAATTGAGAACGTCGAAAAGCCGAAGCTAAAGAAAATAACGTTTTACTGTTACATAAATACGGTAGGTTTTTACTGGCGCAATGACGTAGACCTTTATGAGACACAAGCGCTCGACGAAAGCGGCAATCGTATAACGAAGGAAATTTGGGTTGAATAATGATTAAAGAATCGTGGACTCAGTTTTCTGAAAGAGTAAAGCCTGATAATGGCGCAGTTTTCGAAGATGATTTCGGTTTCTTTTGGAGATACGAAAAGGACGATTACGAGAACGAATGGTTCATGCACATCGGTACTAGATATGTAGTCGATATAAAGATTGATGGTATTCCGGGTAACGGCGGAAGAATTTTGCCGTGCTCTTTAGTCGACGCTATCGAGCAAGTAGAAAGTGAACAATGACTAAAGAAACAAATGTAGGCACAATGCGACATTTTTCTTTTTTTTCAGGCTGTGGTGGAATGGATCTGGGGATCGAGGGCGGATTTGAGACGTTTAGTAGCTATCTGGATTTAAAGAGAACCGGAAAAACAAGAAAAATATGGCTTGAATCCACGGGGATAGAAACGGTATTTATCAATGATATTTGTACTTCAGCTATGGATATTCATAAGGCATACTTTAATAAAAGGAGTAGGCTAGGGCAGTACGAGTCGCAAAGTATTGTAGAGATAGTTGAGTCTCAAGTGCTAAAGTCTTTCGAGCGGCCATTCCTTGTATCGGGAGGATTTCCTTGCCAAGATTTCAGTTTTGCTGGGGCAAGAAGAGGCACGTTATCTCATCGTAGTCACACAGGACTAATAAACACTTCAAGCAAAGTGTCTAGGGGGTCACTCTATATATATATGTTAAAAGCAATTGAGCAGCTCCAGCCAAGATTTATAATTGCTGAGAATGTGAAAGGTCTCCTTTCGGCAGAGAATGGTACCGTCTTTTCAGACTTGAAGAATCGACTGAAAGACTTGGGCTATTCAGTCCAGTGGCAACTGGTCAATTGTGCCGAATATGGTATCCCACAGAAACGGGAAAGGCTGATTGTAATCGGCGTAAGAATCGATGATATCGCAAAAAATTTCGAAAGAGCGGTGTTTTTAAAACAATTGCCATCGTTTTTTCCCGATAAGTCCCACCTTGGAAATCAAGGAATAGTCCCGACGACAAAATATGCATTCAGTGGACTAGATGAACCTAATCAATCGGATGATCAATCTCAACAGCACTTTTCTAAATGTAGATATTTAGACAATGGTTCTCAAGGTCAAATTGAAGTCAGAATTGATAGGCCTGCTCCAACAATAAGAAGTGAACATCATGGAAACATTGAATTTCGTCGTTTGTCCGCTCAAAATGGTGGAATTAACAACAAATTGGAAGAGACAAAATTTCAGCAACGACGACTCACTGTGCGTGAATGTGCGCGACTACAAACATTCCCTGATGACTTTGAATTCGTAGGGGTCACAAGCGCCTCTTCATCATACAAAGCAATTGGAAATGCTGTTCCCCCCTTACTCGCATGGAAGTTGGCAAATCGAATAGTTGAAATTTCAAGGGCGATTTGTCAGAAAGAAATGTTAACCGCAACGACGAGCGACTTTAGTCTTGATTTTAAAATCCCGCTGAGTAGCGGGAAATGCGAAAAATGGATTGCGCCGAATTCATTCAAGACATCGGATACCGAAAGAGAGTGAAGATGAAAAAAGATAATGAACCACTTTGGATTCTGTGCCTTATTGTGGGCATGTTTTTCTTGCCAATTGGCCTTCAGGCAGCCGGTTTTTGGGATTGGGTTGATAACCCCTCGCGTTCTGATTTCGTGCTGCTCTGGGTTATCTTGAGCGTGCCTTTCGGACTACTTATTGGTCGAGTTATATATCTGGGGACGCGATGATAGAAGAAGGTGAGCCGGTGACTGCAAAAGTTGTAGAAACAGCTGAGAGCTACTCGATGAAATATTGGAGACTAGCGGATGAAAAGGAGAATATGAAGGCTCTGCTCTGGTCTTATCTCTGTGACCCACAGCGGCAGACAGGCACGAAGTCCATTGAGCTTCTGCTCTTAGTGCACAGAATTCTGAATGGCGGGTAACAGATGATAGAAGAAGAGAGCGACGATAGTAAAGAAATATCTGAGGAAGAAAAACAAAAACGGATTAAAGAAAAAACAGAAGACGAAAAACAGAAAAGGATGAGAGAGGATAATAAAAAGAAAACGCTCAAAAGAAAAAGGAAAGAGAAAAACAGGAAGGAACAGAGAAGATGATAGAAGAAGAATACGAGCCGCTGGTCACTATCCCAGAGCCGCCAGAGCGGAAAGAACGCGTTAGTTTTAGCATTGACATGCCCGAAGGCGCGCTAATAAAAATTCAGGTTTTCGATGAAAATGAACAGAGTTGGAAAACAGTATCAAGCGAAGAGTTCAACATTTTGATGAAAGGGAAAATCGTACCTGAATTTAAAACTAGATTTATAACAGAATCGAAAACGGGAAAGGGCCTTCAATCGTCAAGTATTCCCTTGACGGTTCAACTCTTAGGAAATTCCGAATAGTTCGATAGCAAGTGTGAAATCTGATACTCTCGTTTGAAACAACACGGAGTAGCAAATGACTTGGATCTTGAAAAAACTGGGAAGCGTCGAAACGCTGTTTCTGATGATTGGGAACGAACGAAAATATCTCGAAAAAATCAACATTGACACTACTTCGACAGCTGATATCAAATGGAGCGCTCACGTGATCACGCGGTGGTTTCAACGCTCTGATGCTCCGACTACGATGATGTCATATGACCCAACGAAAGAATCTGACCCTGTGCTTCACACGAGCACATTGCCCGCGCCCGCAAAACCCGTCGGCACCGGTCGGCCGTTCTCGAAACCCATTGTGATTCGTGCGTCAACACCGAACAAGTCGAGCAGGAATGGCGCGGCTATTAAGCGAATCGTCATGCACTACACGACTAGCGCAAATGCCGAAGGAACGATCTCATGGTTCGCAAATCCCGCTTCACAAGTCTCAGCGCACTATCTAGTAGGGACAGATGGCAAGATTTGGCAGTTCTGTGCAGACACTGAGAAAGCTTGGCACGCAGCCGGTGCTAACAATGACTCAATCGGAATTGAGCATGTGGCACTGCCGGGCGATGTGATGACCGAAGCGCAGAGCGTAGCTAGTGCTGCTCTCTGTAACTTCCTTCTGAGTGAGTACCGGTTACCGCTTTCAGCCGTTACGGGTCACCGGTTTTTAAGCGGTGGTACTGACTGCCCGCATTCAATATTCGGCGCAAATACTTTGCAATCGATGAACCTGTGGGTCGACAGAAATTTGACATCCGGTGTCAATGTCGAAAAGCCGAAGCCTGCCGTTATCTCAAGCGCTGTTCTGTCTCGAACTAAAGACACACTGACGGGTTTATGGTCTGGATTAACGCGGTTAGATCTAAGTATTGGAGATGAGTATTTCCTTGTTGCATCGGGTGCAATCGGCGCACAAAACTTTCGCAAGCCAAATGACCCGAAGAGCGTGCCCGGTAACCTTGAGCCAATACCTCAAGGCAAGTACACAATTGGTCAAATCGAATTTGTGAACGGAAGAGACAACTACACTGGCTCCTGGGGTGAAGGTCTCGGGCCAGTTTGGATCGGTCTTCATGCGCAGTTCGGCGACGATAGAAACGCATTTGGATTTCACATTGATGCTAACATTTCAAGAGCGATGGGCTCGGCCGGTTGCGTTGTGCTCGAAGATGAAAAAGAAATGAAAAGACTCGTTGCGGCACTAAGAGAACATGACCCTAAAACACTTTCGGTTGAGTGGGGTTTGTAATGCAAAAGGACATGCAAGAAAATGTCAATTGGATATCGGATTTGGTTGTCAAAGCGCTTTGTGGTGCGTGTACAATTCTCTTAGCCACTGCTGTTACTTCATTGCAGAGCATGAATCTTGAAATTAAAGAGTTGAACAAAAGCATCTCTGACGTGTCGAGTCAGAGCAGGGTGATTTTGAATACAATTGAGATGATGCAGAAACGCATTGAAAAGCTGGAAGGGCAAGAAGAGCGGAGGCGTTAGCCTTGCAGGATGACGCCAATCTTTTTGATTCCGTCAAGGGCGAACTTTCCTAGTTCGAGTCCCTCGAAAACTGAGACATCAGCAAGCTCTGCGGGAATGAGTGCAGAGCCTTCGACGGCGCTTTTAACTTTTTCAAGAAAAGCAGCGTCAGTAAACACGAGATCTAAAAGATCGAGACCATCTTTGACTTGCACGCCGTCTTTTAGAAGCGTTGCGAGCACCTCAGCGACCGCGAAACCTACGATTAAAACTTCCTTAGTTTCCTTAATACCAGCCATCTTGGCTCCTTTATTTGGTGATTAGTTCAATCACAGTGTACAGCACTATTACCAGCCAGCCTAGCCACGGAAGAAACTTTTGTATGACGGGCGCTGCGATTCTTAATAGAAAAACTAGTGTTTCTTTGACGCGTTTTTCGCTTTCCATTTTGACCCTCTATTGATTTTTACTGGCTGCGTGATTTACTGTGATCATACCCGAAAGTCGAAAGCGCGTCGAATGAAACACACGGATGCTCTTTGGTTTCTGAAAAAAGAAAAAACGACTCCAAATTTGAGACAGTTCATTGATCACGACTATATCGATGAACTACCGATTGAAACCGCTCTCTGGCTCCAAAAGTTTGACGCTGCTTATTATACGGGTCAAAAGAATGACATCAGCGCCGAATGGTCTGCTGAAGAGATGAGAGCGAGTCACGCGAGAAACAACGCGAGAAGGCGTGACGTATTTAATAACATGAGTCGGGTTGAATGGGATGAGTAACTCTATGGACGTCTTTTTGTTATCGTTGGTGTGCCTGAACATCTCGCTGCTAACAGCGATTGCACTCTTTTTTTTCTATGCTAAAAATCAAGCAAGATTAATTTTAGCGAAGGCGAAAAGAAGCGAAATTGCTGCTCGTGTTATTGTTAAAGCAGCGCACGAGAGTGTCACATCGACGGCGGAGCGGGTTATTCTGCTCACTCGAAAACTAGAAGACTTGAAACAAAATTTCGAATTGCAGAAACTGGGACGTAAATGAAAAACGATAACGATACCCCTAAGTTACCAAAGAAAAGTCTGAAGAATGCTGATTACCGGCAATTACCGAACGTTAGGTCGATGCTCAATAAAAGCTGCGCGGTCGCTAGCGAAATTGTGCAAATCATCGGAAAAACGACAGCAGCGGGCAGGCTGCTTGACGATCAAGAGCAGAAGAATTTTAAACTTGCGACGGACCTACTAGCGAAGGCTAGACAGCTCTCGATTCAAGCAAAGCAGGGCGCTAACAGTCAGCCTATTAATAATCACACGGTTATTACAGCATCGACTAGTGAGCTGAAAGCCATGCTATCAGAGCATAAGTTAGATGAAAATTAATCCGTTCGAGATGATTCGAAATGAACTCTGGCGCAGGGGTGACTTGTCTTGGAAACTAGACCCTCATCAGAAACAAGTTTCAGATTTACTCGCTGAGAACAAAAGTGATGAAGTGCTTTTTCTCTGCTCAAGACAATTTGGAAAGTCGTACCTGAACCTTATTTACGCTCTCGAATTCGCAATCAAAAACCCACGAGCAATCGTTCGAATAGCAGCGCCGACACTCAAGCAGTGCGCGTCAATCGTAGACGATAATTTGAACCACATTATCCGCGACGCACCAGCGGGACTCATCAAGCGTCATAAGAGTGACTACAGATACAACTTGAGTAACGGCTCATCTCTCCGGCTCGGAGCGCTCGAAAGGGCACACGTCGACTCTCTGCGCGGGGGGAATGCCAAACTCGTTATCGCGGAAGAAGGTGGGTTCGTATCGAACGATGATTATGCATACGCAGTGACGTCAGTTATCGCTCCGCAGCTCCTAAGGAGTAGTGGCAGACTGATACATGTAACGACTCCTTCAGATGAGCCAGAGCACTACATACATACTGAGACTCTGCCAAAATGCGAAATCAACGGATCTCTGTTTCGGCGAACAATTTATGACAACTCCGCTCTGTCCGAAGAGCAGATTGACAGAGCAGCTAAGCTTTGCGGCGGGGTTGAGTCGGAAGCTTTCAAGCGCGAGTATCTTGTGCAAATCATCCGGTCGCTCGATATGACTGTCATACCCGAATGGGCTGATGCATACGTTGAAGCCTTCGAATACCCGCAATACGCTACGACGATCACGAGCATGGACACCGGCGGAGTGCAAGATAAGACGGTCGCACTCGTGTGTTTTTATAATTTTCAGACTGGGGAAACGTGTTTCGTCGACGAAAGGGTTTTCGACTCGAACACCGCTTCGAGTGACTACATGCTTGAGCTGCAACATATGGAGTCACTCTATCCGAACATCAGTGACAGATACGCTGATGCGCCAGGGCAATTGCTTATCGACTTGCGCTTTAATCATAACTACTTTGCGCGCCTTCCACTCAAAGATGATTGGCAAGCATCACTCAACGACTTTAGAATTCGCGTCGGTAGCGGAAAAGTAAAGGTGCATCCAAGGTGCTCGTTTTTAATCGCTACTCTCAAAGGCGCGACTTTTAATAAACAGCGCACAGATTTTGCTCGAACAAAAGCGCTAGGTCATATGGATGCTATCGCTGCTGCTCTGTATGCTAACCGCATGCTCGACCGAAACAAAAACCCATACCCGGTGCAAATTCTGAATCCAGAGACTCATTGGATTCGACCTAATAACGCGCACCGTTCGAATCTCGAATCAGCAGCTAGTGCGATTAACCCTTATGCGAAGAGAAGAAGATGAAATTAACTATCGCCAGACTTTTCGATTTCGCAAGTATCGCTTCGACTAAAGCAGCGCAAGAAATTAAGCCCTTCATTGACTTTGTAAACTCGTCGACGGAACAAATAGTCAGAGCGCTCACGAGTCAGCTCACGCTTGAGGAAAATATAAAAGGGCAGATTATCCGCACGCGGTTCACACAGGGCGTTGCACAAGCAGTGTCAGTGTCGTCTCGTGAAGTGCTGGGAGTCATATCTCTGAAATGCCAAGATGATGCCGTTGATTCGTTTCTGTGGTCTTTTGATGCCAAAGGTCAGCTCAGTATAACAGTATTCTTCAAAAGCCTTTCAGGCTCAAAAGACTGTGCTTTTTTCGCATTCTTCGCCTAAAAAAAGCTCAATTAATTACCATTACAATATGACCCCATAATAATTATCTCCACCGAATGGCGAGACCAAATGTCTGATGAAATATCTGAAGTTGTAGAATCTGATGAGCCTGTCGAATCCACCGAACAGGTTGAGCCTGCGCGAAAATACAAAGTCAAAATTGATGACACGGAAGAAGAGATCGAAGAGAGCGAACTGCTCAAAGGCTACCAAAAAGCGAAATCATCCGACCGACGCTTTCAAGAAGCTGCGCAATTGCGCAAGGAAGCTAGCGAATCAGAAGAGCAGATGCGCGACCTTTTTCAACAGCTACGAGATAACCCCGACCTTCTCGAAGAGTTGGGGATTGATGTTGATGATTATGCTCAAAAACGAATGCTTCGAAACCTTGAGCGCTCTCTTAAATCGCCTGAAGAGCTTGAGCTTGAAGAACTGCGCGCGTTTAAAAATAAGCAGGGCCAAGCTGAGAAACTCCGCGAAGAATCAGAGCAGAAAATTGTCTTAGACAGACAATATGATGAGGCAGTCACTTCAATCGACACAGAGATATTCGAAACGTTGCAAGAATCTGGAATGAAACCGACTCCGAGGTTGATCGCTCGGATAGCGGAACAGTTACTGGCAACGCTCGACGATGAGGGAAACAGGGGAAACGCAAAAGAAGCATTCGGCCGAGTCAAGAACGACATCCAAGCCGACGTGAAAGAATTGCTTGAAAACCTTGAACCCGAACAGTTAGCGGAAATGTTTCCTTCCCTCGTGAGGAAACTCCGCGCAGCTAGCATCAGTAGTGCAGAGAAAAACATACCCGCATTCATGGCCGGAGTTAGTCCCAAGTCTTCGAGCGCTGGTACTGGAAATCAAAGGCGCTCAATTGATGCAATGCTTGGATAAGTACACTATTAATTAAAAAAGGATTAAGCAAAATGGCATTAGTTCCAACGACAATGACAACAGCTTCCGGTATCTTCAAAAAAGTCTACGCGAGCATCACGGACATTCTTCCCGAAGGCTACGCTTTTCAAGAAATGGCAAACTTTGATAGCGCGCACAAAGCTGGTGAATCTTACAATTACGCGATTCAGCTCACACATGAAAATGGTTTGACACTCGCTGGATCATCCGGTGGTGTAGCTACTTTTAATGACGCACAATCTGGCCAAGTTAAGCAAGCGACATTGTCAGGCTGCGAAACGTTCATTACGTCAGCGCTCTCGACTGCTGTTATCTCTCGCTCTGCTAAAGAAGGTGAGCAGGCTTTCAAGCAAGCGACTAAAAACCGAGTTAAAGCTAACATTAAATCTCACCAGAAATTCATCGAACATTTTTGTCTGTACGGTCAAGATACGTTCGGCCTTGGCCGAGTCGCTTACTTTACTGCGACTTGGAACCTAGTTGATTTCACAAACGGTACCGGAACACTCGCAGGTGTTGCGTTCACTAACGGCGTTAACGTTGCGGCTAAAAAATTCCTGATCAACCCCGCTGACCTTGCAAGCGGTATCTGGATTGGTTCTGAGGGAATGGAAGTGCGGCAACGTGTCATCGGTTCGACTCTCAATAACGCTGGTGCCATTGTCGCGGTTGACCTCAAAAACGGCATTGTTGAAGTCGACTTTGTTCCGGTTGCGGCAACCGCCGCAAGCTCACATTGCCTTGAGCTTTTGAACCAGGATGGCGCTTCTGGAAAAGATTTTCTAGGCGCTAAGGGAATCCTTAACACAGACGGTACTGTTCTCGGAATTTCGAACAATACCTACGGAATCTGGAAGGGCTCACGCAAAGTAATTGCAGGCACTAAGCTAACCTTTGGTCTCCTTATGGATTCTATCACCGAAGCCTGTAACAAAGGCCTCGACAAGGACGTTTGCGCGCTCACGAGTTTTGAATCTTGGCAAGACATGATGACCGAGCAAGCAGCGCTGCGGAAGTACGACACCAGCTACAAACCCTCTGATGCCGAGCAAGGTACTGAAGGTATCGTTTTCCACTCGATCAACGGAGCTGTGACAGTTAAGCCGAGTCGATTCGTTCGGCGTTCAGACACCTTCATTCTTGCGAAGGAAGACTGGAAACGTGTCGGTTCAAGCGATATTTCACTAAACGTCCCAGGTGCTGATGGTGACCTTCTTTTGAAGCCAGTAACGACTACTGCGTATCTCTATCGCAGCTATTCTGACCAAGCACTCATCTGTATGAACCCTTCATCTTCGGTTTACATTTCAGGTATCGACCCAGCGTCGACCACCTAACGTCTGCGCTCTTTTATTCCCCCGGTGTTCAGAATCGTTTCTTGGTTCGGTGCGCCGGGGTTTTTTTTATAAAGGAATTTTAATAATGGCAGTGAACGTGTCCTTTGCGGGCGTGACATACTCGATCCCATCGGTGGCCGGTGAAAATGGTTGGGCGACAAATCTAACGGCGTATCTGCAAGCGCTCGGCGCAAGCGCAGCGACAACTACAGTGCAGAGACAGGCAATCCGTACGGCACTAACAACCCCTGTAAACTTCACTGCGACAGATTATGCAGTGGCCGTGAATCTAACAACACCGGGCGCGGTATCAGTAGTATTTCCCGCTGGTGTGACTGGAATTCTTTATTCAGTCATTGACGCTAAGGGTGACGCTGCAACGAACAATATTACCGTTACCGCTACCGGCGGCCAATTAATTAACGGCTCGGCAAGCTTTGTTATCAATGACAACTTCGGTGGTATTGTCGCTCAATTTGACGGTGATGGTTGGAAAATTCAATCTGACTTTGTAGGCCTTAACCCTCAATTCTCATCAATGAGAGTTAACACTCTGGGCGTAGGTTTGGTAAAATCTAGCGCGACCGGTGTTTTTTCTTCTGCTCTTCTTTTAGATGCGGACGTTGCAGCAGGAGCGGCAATCGCACTATCAAAATTAGCTACCGGCGCTTTGCCTTCAGCCATCACAGTCAACAGTTCGAATATCGTCGACGATTCAATCGTCAATGCAGACATAAATGCTTCAGCAGCAATTGCTTACACGAAACTTGCTCTTTCAAACACGATAGTAAATGCCGACATCAACGCGTCAGCAGCTATTGCGTATTCAAAACTTGCTCTTTCAAACACAATACTCAATGCAGACATTAACGCTTCCGCTGCTATTGCACTTTCGAAACTAGCAACGGGTGCTCTGCCAACAGCAATCACAATCGCGTCGGCTAATATCGTCGACGATTCAATAATGGATGTTGATGTGAACGCTTCAGCAGCAATTGCTCTGTCAAAACTTGCTACTGGCGCTTTGCCGACGGCAATAACAATTGCCTCTGCAAACATTGTAGATGACTCAATAATGAACGCTGATATCAACTCAGCGGCCGCGATTGCGAGAACAAAACTCGCAGTGGGTACGGCAAACCATGTCATTATCAACACGGCCGGAGGTGTGCTTTCGAGTGAAGCGCTGCTCGACAGAACACGCGGTGGAACGGGCATCACCTCGACTGCTACATTCCCAGCTTCAGGTGTTATTGTAACTCAAGATGCCACTGAAACGCTCTTGAATAAGACCGTAGTTTCATCAACGGCAGCAATCACAGGTGCTCTTGCAATACCGTCGGGAACAGTAGCTAACCGCTCGGGCCTAACTACTGTCGGGATGATACGTCACAATACCGATGCCAACGAGTTCGAAGGATACAGTAACAGTGTTTGGCAGAGTATCGGTGGCGGCCTTAATGAGCAGCCGGTTAAGAACTATCTTCGAGCGTATGCTAATGCTGCTGTAGCTCCTGGAACAGTTTCAAACCTTGCTTCAACAACCGCTAACCTTGTTTCTTTAACTGCGTTTTATACGGGTACAGATGCTGGTGCATCTGCTGTTACAAGCTCAACAAACTCAGACTTAAGAGGGACTACAAACTACCTCACAACAGCACTGACATCTAACTCAACAGGTACATCGTTTGTGCAGTTCCCCGCCTTCGCTCTTGAAGGTGCAGACCTCGGCAAACCAGTGATGTTGAACTTCGATATTCTCGGCGTTACTGCTGATGGAAATTGGGATGTAGTCGTAGTCAGGTACAACTCATCGGGTGTTCACCAAAGCATTATAAGCGTTGCAGGCAACGCATCAGCGGCAACTCCTCCTAGTGCAAAACTCCCAACGGGAACATCAAAATTTAACGGCTTCTGGGTGCCAGATAGCATTACTCCTTCTGACCTTTATGCAGTGAGACCGAGAAGCCTAGCAGGCAGTGTAGCGGTGCGATTCGACACTTTATTCACTGGGCCGCAAGTGTTGATGCAGACGGGTGCTTTGACCGACCCAATCATAACCACAGGCATCACTGTTTCAGGTTTTGGCGCAACTCCAACGGTCGCGAGTGTGTATTCCAGAATTGGCCAAAACGCTCACATTCGGACGGTCGTAAAAGTAACAGCAGCATCAGGTTACGGCACTCAAGTTTTCACACTTCCGGCAGAATTAACGCCAGACTTTACCAAGATACCAGCGCAGGAAGGCGGATTCGGCACGAACAATGCTTGGGTAGGTGAAGCTAGTATTGTCAATACGGCAACGGGCACGCTTTGGAAGGGAAGGGTGCTTCTTAACACATCGAGACAAATGACGCCATACGGGCCGAATGGGCAAGGTGACTGGAACGCAACGGTTCCTGTTGCGCTGTCAGCTAACATGTCAGTAACTCTTGATGTTATAATCCCCATCGTCGGCTGGTCGAGTAACGTAACAGCGGGTGATAGGAGTGTCTCAGAGTACGCCAGTAACAGCGACACTACCGATGCGGACAATACAGTAGCATTCGCCTACGGTGCAATGGGCTCATCATTGCCCGTTGCGTTAACAGCAAAAAGGCGAAAACGGCTTCAGTTTACGACAGTTATTCAGCCGACGGATGTTTTTTTAATCACAGTAGCGAGAGCGCAATCAGGGCCTTGGATACCAGCCATCGGAGCTGGGCTCCCAGGGTTTTTTACAATCGAACTGGTTGTCGGAACCGCAGGAATGGGCCTTGAATCAGTAACGGGTTCTAATACTCAATTAACAATGGCGTTCGAGCAGAGGCCGCAGGTTGGTGCGAGCTGGTCGACATCGGCAGGTTTTTACAGAGTCGAAAAAGTATCCGGCGGCCAAGTTGTCGGGTTTCCTATAGGCTCACCTAACATTGTCGGGCGCACAGATGGACTTGCGCAGCCTGCGGGGTATGTCGGGGAAGTGAAAACCGGCTCGGCGCTTAGAAGTTTCGTTACGAACACGGCAGTAACGACAGGATGGGCGCTCAACGGGAGTGTCGTCGAGTGCACAATCGGCTCTGGGCTCTGGCTTGTCTCTTTTTCAATGGACATTGAAGCTACAAGCGGAACGACGTCTGGGTTGCGGGTTGGTGTGTTGACCACTGACACTACCGACGGGTGGGGGCCTACAGTTAACCTGAGCGGTGGGAACTTAGGCTGGACGGCGACTGCATCATCAGGCGGTGCGGACTCAAGAGCAAATACGACGACAGTATTAGTTCCCGCTGCTACAAGCTACAACCTCCGAGGGAAACTGTTTGCTGCGAACCATTCCGGCTTCACTGGCAGCTATTACTTTACTGTGCGAGCTGTCAGAATCGCATGAAACACCTACTTGATAGGCTTAACTAACCACATAAAGGAAACGAAAATGCATGACGTGAAGAAAAAAGTTTTGGAGACACTGATTAAGAAAATGCAAGTCATGATGCGCGGGCCAAAGGCCGATGAAGAGATGGACGAAGAAACAGTCTCCGAGTCTATCGATGATGCTAAAGAGAATGCGATTGAAGACGAAGTGATTGCAGCGCCGGTGAAGAAGAAACCGACAATTACAATCTCTCTTGCTGCGATTAAAAAAGGTTCAATTCCAAAGTTTGATGCAAAAAAAATTATCAAAATGAAGTGAGCCTATGAACACGACAGAATTGCTAGCATCGATTAAACGAGGGATAGCGGTACCTGCGAACCAAAACCGATTTACTGATGTCGATATGCTTGCGCTGGCTGACGAAGAGACACAGACTAAATTGCTGCCTGTGCTCTTGTCGATGCGTCAAGAATATCTTGTCAGAGCGGCCACCGTTCCCCTCGTAGCGCTTCAGCGGGCTTATCCTGTGCCTGCTAGAGCGATAGGGCGAACTGTGAGGCAGGTGACCCTTTTGCAGGGAGCGAACAGATTTCTGCAGCCTTATATTCAGCCAGAAGATTCGAATCGGTATCTCAATGTGCAGACAACGGGAACATCTAGCGGCTTCTTTTTCGAGGGTGATAATATCATCATCGTACCGACGCCGAATTCAGCCACTGCTAGCCTTGAAGTTAAGTATGAAATTCAGTGCTCATCATTGACTGATGTTGCGAATGCGGCCGTGATAACCGCAATCAACACCGCTGGTAATTTCATAACCGTATCGGCCGTGCCTTCGACTATTATTGTCGGGCGAGTGTGCGATTTTATTCAAGGCGCTTTTGGAAATGCGATTCTCGAAATTGATTTCACCGTGACCAACATCTCTGGGCTGAATATCTTTTTCGCAGCGCTTCCGACAAGTATAGCTGTTGGTGATTGGCTTAGTCCCGCAACAACAACACCGGTAATAAATCTACCAAGGGAAATGCATCAGGTGCTTGCTCAAGCGGTCGAGTGCCGATTGCTAGAGGGTCTCGGTGACTTTGAAGGGCTTCAGGCATCAGGCCAAAAGCTCACGGAAAAAACGCAGGCGATGCTGACACTTTTAAGCCCGCGTCAAAAAGGTGCTCAGCAGAAAATTGTAAATCACAATGGGTTTCTCAATCGCGGTTATAATCGCAGCCGCAATAGGTGGAACTGATGCCACTACAGCAGATAACGATTGCATCAGCGCTAGGGCTAAACGTTCAAGCGAATTCGTTTTCAGTTCCCGACGGCTCATTTGAGCAAGCCGAAAATGTCGTTTTCGCAAACGATGGTATTATTCGAAAGCGCCGAGGATTTTCAACGTTGACGGCCGCTGCGACAATGACGAACCCGACGACACTTTTAGAGTACCTGGGCTTTCTTTTCGTCTGCCAAAATAACTTGATTTCACGCGTCAATACCTCAACGGGTGCGCTGACTAGTCTTTCGGGCGCAATGACAATCAACGCTGGTTCGAAGGCGCGGAGTGCAAAGGCGAACGGGAATCTATACGTTGCAACAGCGGACGGTGTGCGCAAGCTTGAATCGTCGAGTGCAACAGTGTTGCAAGCGGGAATTCCGCGCGGTCTTGACCTCGATATCTCGACGAACAGCGCTGTTCGAACTGGCGTGCTCAAGCCGAATGATGCCGTGGGTTATCGTGTTCTGTTCGGCCGCCTAGACGCAAACTCGAATAAGGTAATCGGCGCACCGTCGGAGATATCGACACGTTCGAATGCGTGGCTGAATGGCGTGACGCAAGCTTCATATACGTTCGTCACGACTACAGTGACTGTCAATTTAACTGGCGTGAGCGCTCTTCTTTCGGTTAGTGACACTGTTGTAATTTCCGGCGCAACGGGTACTAACCCGCCCAACGGCACTTGGACGGTAGCATCGGTAGTGGCCAACTCTTTTACATTCGTAGTGACCTCCGCGCCGACTTCAACGGGCACGCTAAACTTCGGAGTCTTCCGAACCCCGATTCTCGAATTCTCGCTGCCAAGTGAGGCAACGACTGAGTACTTCTATCAGGTATACCGAACGACTCAGCCGGGTTCGTCTATCGCTACCGTGTCGGATGATGGGCAGCTCATCTTTCAAGCGAATGTTCTCAGCGCTCAAGTCACTGCAAAGTTTATAACCTTCACTGACACGATTAATGAGCTTTTTAAGGACGCTTCACTTTACACTAATTCGAGTCAAGAAGGGATAGCGAAATCAAACCTTAGACCTCCGTTTGCTACAGATATTGCGGTTTTTCAAGACTGTATGTTCTTCGGTAACACGGCTTCATTTCAGTCTTTGAATTTAGCAATCGTCACGGTAGCTGCTGCTACATTCGCGGCTGCTGACTTCATTGAAATCAAGCAGGGCGCTACGACTAGAAGATACATAGCGACTACCTCCGCACCGACGGCCGGATTCACGGGCGTATCGTCTGCTGTAACCTGGAATTTTGGATATCCTGACGCGTCGGGATTCTCGTATTTCCAATTGACTAATTCAACTTCGACAACGATATCGTCGGCTATTACTGCGACTGCCAAAAGTCTTTGTAAGGCGATTAACCGCGACTCAAGCAGCCCTTGCAACGGGTATTATCTCTCATCGGGTGACGCTCTTCTTGGTCAGTTTCTGTTACAGTCTAGGACGCTAGCCGGTGTCGCTTTTAGCGTGCGGGCCAATACCGATACATCAGCGAGTGCATTCAGCCCTTTGCTTCCCGCAAGCTTTTCGGCGGGAACGCAAGTCACGTCGAATAACTCGACTGAGCAGAACGCGGTTTACTTTTCAAAACCCCAGCAGCCGGAGGCAGTGCCGGGGGTATACACTATCCCAGTGGGCGCTAAGACTTCCGCCATTATTCGAATTGTCGCACTGCGCGATAGTCTTCTCGTTATAAAAGCCGACGGCCTTTTTGTTATTCGCGGAAACTCGCCGAGTACCTTTTCAGTTCAGCAGCTCGACTCGACTATCATCTGTGTTGCAGCCGATTCAGTGTCTGTTTTGAACAACTCCGTATATATGCTCTCGAATCAGGGCGTAGTTGCGGCGAGTGATGCGGGCGCTCAAGTGCTTTCGCGGAATATCGAAACTCTGTTTACTGCAATCATCGGAAAGTCGAATATTGCGACAGAGACCAACGCTGTTTCATACGAATCAGAGCGGCTCTATCTACTCTCAACGATGAACCCAAATTCAAACTCGGCTGATGTTGTCTACTGCTTTAATACAGTGACTAGTGCTTGGTCTACCTGGACGAATACGTTTAATGACTCAATTGTTCTTTCGTCGGATGACAAGCTTTATGTTCTGGGAAACGTGATTGCGGAGCTGACGAAAGAACGGAAGCTTCAGAACAGACTGGATTTTGCAGAAAAATCGTTCGCTGGTTCGAGCGCTATTATCATAACCCCGTTATCCTGTGAATTGTCATTTACAATACCGGTAGCAATTGAAGTCAATGACTCGATATTTCACGCAGCGACGGGAACGATTAACCAGATACTCTCGATAAGCAGCGCGACCGGGACGCCGATTTACACTTTTAGAAACCCCGTATCTTGGATTGCTCTTGACGTGCTTGAACTGTTCAAACCGATACGGTCGGCAATCAAGACGAGCCCATTAACGCTGGGAGATGTTTCACGTTGGAAACAATTCTCGGAGTTTATTATCTCGTTTCGGAACCGCACAGCGAGCGCTTTGACGATATCATTTTCGAACGACTCTTCAGGTACGTCAATCGATACCGCGTGGTCTCAAAACAATTCAGCGCAGTCTGGATGGGGTTTTGAGTGGGGTTCGCTCTGGGGTGGTGACTCTATTAATTCAGTGCTCACGACTCAAGCTTCTCAGCCTGCCAGAACGTATGTCCCAGTGCTCATTTGTAGGGGTACTTTTATACAAGGGACAGTCGTTCACTCCGTGGCCGCCGAGTCCTGTGAAATTCAGTCTCTCAGCTATTCAGCGCGTGCTTATTCGCCACGAGTGTCAAAATAAATGAGTCAAAATCTACCATTAATCATTGAGATGTATAAGGGAAACGCCAACAAATGAGCATCAATTACTTTGCTGATGAGGAAGCTAAAAAACTCGTGCAGACTCTGCAAGGGCATATTCTTGAACAGTCGACGATTCTAAACTCGGGCCAAGGGCCGGGTGTGTCATGGTCTCGCAATCTACAATATTACTACGGTAATCTGTTTCAGCAGACTGATGATGGCCTAGACTACGCAGGCGATCAGGGTGAGGTTGTCAAGATTCGAGCAAACCAATTGCGCTCATTGACGAAACAATTCATCTCGCTAGTTTCAAGGAACCGGCTCAACTTTCAAGCCACTTCACAGACTTCAGATACGAGCACGCTAGCAGATACAAGGCTTATTAACGGCCTACTTACCCATATCGTAGGCTCACAAAAGCTCGATATTTTAGGCGATATGCTTTTAGAGCACGCAGTGTGTTGCGGCTTTGGATATTTGAAGGCGGCGTGGAATACATCAAAGGGCCGAATCGTCGATATGACTGATGAAGGCTTTGGACTTTACACGGGTGACCTTGAACTAACGAACGTACTACCGACTGATGTTATTTTTGACACTAACATTCAAAGTTTCGATAATAATGACTGGGCGCTGGTTCGAGTCATGCGCAATCGATGGGATTTAATCGCTCAGTTTCCAGAGATGAAAGACGATATTATACGACTACCGGAGCCCACCAATTCCCTCGGTGTCATGCGGTCGCGAAATAAAGATTGCGTGTTTGTTTATGAATTCTATCATAGACAAACACCAGCATTGCGCAAGGGTAGGCTCTGTGTTTTCGGAGATGAAAAGACAGTCTTTTTCGACGATATTAACCCGTATAAATGCATACCAATCGTCCAGTGCAAGCCTGAACCCATATTCGATAGCCCATACGGTTACACGTTTCTTAACGACCTCGTGCCGCTGCAAGAATTGTTCGACATGAGCATGAGCACGGCCGCTTCGAATATCTCGGCGTACGGCACACAGTCTATGCTGACACCAGAAGGTTCAGACATCGGAGTGAAAGATATCGGCGGGCTCAATTGGATAACGTTCAAAGCAGCGAATGCGACGGGTGGCGGGAAGCCTGAGCCTTTGCAAATGCCGCAAACACCGGCGGACGTGTGGCGCTTTGGAGACACTATCAAGACGAACATGATGGAAATTTCGAACATCAACGCAACTCTAAGGGGTGCCCCTCCCTCGAACGTCACAAGCGGAACGATGGCAGCCACACTCTCAGCGAATGCTGTAGATTTCGCTTCGACTTTTGCCAAAGCGTACTACACGACACTTGAAAGCCTGATGGCAATTAGCATAAATGTTTACCGCAATTTCGCTAATGAAACGCAGGTAATAAATATCGTCGGCTCCAATAAAATAGCGACTTCCAGAGAATTTGTGGGGAAAGATATACCTGAAGTTTCAAAAGTAACGCTGCGAGTGACTTCACCGCTGCTTTCAACTTCAGCGGGCGTTTCTGATATCGCTGAAAAGCTCCTTCAAGCGAAACTGATTCGAACACCGCAAGAATTCCTTGAAGTCATTACAACGGGAAATCTTGAGACGCTTTACAACTCTGAACTATCCGAGCTTGAGCTTATCAATGCCGAGAATGACGAATTGCGGGAAGGCCGCGCCGTGCGCGCTATTACTTCCGACATTCATAACCAGCACATTGTGCAGCACAAGAGCGTCATCAATGACCCGAAGCTTCGAATACTCGCAGCGCAGTATATCGAAGGCGCACAGAATCCGCCGGATATTGAAAAGGCTTTTATGGTCGCTAGTGAAACGACGAAACACATTGAAGACCATCTGAATCAAGCAAAAAATGCCGACCCGATGTTGACCGCAATCATTCAAACCGGGCAGCTCCCAGCGCCGCAACAAGGGGGTCAATAATGGCTTACTTTTCGCAGTTAAATACACTTTTGAATCAGCAGAATCAGCCGAGAAAAAGCGACTCGCTCCTATCGCCTTCAAACTCGCAGCAAGAGCAAGTTAGCCAGGGCCAGGGCCAGGGTGGTAGTTTGCAAATATCAGCACCTTCGCAATCAATCGGAGCCGGTGGCAATAAAGCAGAGCAGGGCCAGAGTGCGACTGACTACACTAAAGTAACTGGCCAGGGCCGTGGCGCTGCTGCGCAGAATATCCTTGACGCTAACCGTGGCGCTCAGGCAGCCGATGCGAAATCTTTTGGGGCCGATCGAATAGCTGATTCTCAGAAAACTTTGCAAGACACCGCTAATAAGTACCGTGTACAAAATGTGTATAACTCTTCTATCGCTGACCAAGATATTAACGCTGCGCAGATGGGCGATTCTGGTTCATTCGACAAAATTAGCGGCCTTCTCAACCGACCGTATCAAGCACCTCAAGATTTCGCGTACAGCAACGAATCCGACGCTGATAAGGAGTCGTATGTCAAAAACCTTTCGTCCGTTGACGGACTTCAGAACACACTACGAAAAGCACGCGGTGATGCGACCGATTATAACGACAGCGCAGCGACTCTTGACGCTCTGCTGCTGAACGACAACGCAGGTTTCAAGGCTCAGAAAGCCGACCTCATCGGCCAGTTCGGCGCTTATGACCAGTCTAAACGTGACGCCGTGGCGGCCGCTAAAAACACACAAGACCAGTTCGGTAAAAACTTTCAAGCCGAGCAGACTGATGTTCGAAATCGCGTTGAGTCAGCGGGCGAAAGAATCAAGGGTGACCTCGGCCGCAGGCTCGAAGATTCGCGGGCGCAGCGTGCAGCAAGTCTTAGTCTGCAAGGGGGCGAACAACTCTCCAAAGGCTCTAAGATTCGCGGTGAAATGCAAGCCCGTTTCGACGCGATTAAAGCAAAGTATCCTGAGCTAGCGGGCGCTGTTGACGCGTCGAGCGGTTCAGTTTTTGCGCAAAATATGCCGGACGTTAATAAATTTGTTTCCCAAGGTGAAAATAATTTAAGCCTAGACTCTGTAACTAATCAGTCTGACCAAGACCAGTTCGCGCAGCTCATGAGCTTGCTTGGGCGCGGTGACAGACTCGGCCGCTCGGACGTCAAGCAGAATGATTCAGGCTTTGATGAGGCAGGCTACAGAGCAGCACTTGACGAAAGAGCGCGAGAGCAGTTCGAGAATTTAGCGACCAAAACCGGCGATCGCGATCGAGTCATTCAAAGCGAAAGAGATGCCGCGACAGCTCAGAACATAGCGAACGCAGCGAAAAGCTCGAACGGTATAACTGTGGGTGACGTTGCGAAAGGAAACGAAGGCGCAGTCGGCGGGCAACCTCGAAAGAAGATGGAAAAAGCACCGCGCAGTATGGGCGAATTCATCAAACAGATGGTTGAAAAGTCTGGATTTAAAGACAAGCCAAAGCACTTTATTAACACTGTCAAGCAAGTCGGCTTCGACAGACTGCCTAGCACCGTCGTTCCCAACAGACCTTCAGTCAGTGACGTAGCACGAGGAAACGATGGTGCAGTGGGGCCGAGTCCCGTTCCGTCCGCTCCTTCCATCGTCGACGAAATTGTAAAAGCCGCTGAAGGTTCACCGGTTGGAAAAGTAATCGATTTTGCCAAGAAAAAGAAATGGATTTAAGGGAGAAAAAAAATGGAGCCTATGACGATGATGGCCGTTGCTGGTGGTATCGCAGCAACGACAGCAATAGTTCAGTGGTATAATTCGGAGCAAGGCCGGAAGGCTTCGGCTTCGGAGCGGCAACAGATTAAGCGGATGCTTGAGAACGTTCAGTCACCTAATTTTGACCCACGCCAGATCACGCCAGAGCAATTTAAAGTCGTTTCGAAATACGTTCCAAAAGCAGCGGCTTTCGTAGCGGAGCAAGCGCCACAGGTTATTCAAGCCAAGTCTGAAGGCGCAATCGCTGGGCGTGACGCCACAATGAATGCGCTGAATCGTCTCAAAAATCTTGCGAATACCGGGACAGACGAAGAAAGCAATCTGCTGCAGCAGGAAGCAACCAACGCGACGAATATTGCTAATCGCGGCCGTCAAGGCGCAATCACGGAGAGTTTCCAAAACCGTGGCGCCGGAGGAAGCGGCCTTGAATTACTCGCACAGATGAGCAACGCGCAGAACGCTAACGATATGCAAGCTCAGAGCAGCAGACAGGGACGGATGCGAGCCGTGCAAACGCGCCTTCAAGCTCTAAGAGACAGTGCTGACATCGGTAGCAGGGTTCGCGGTGAAGCTATCGATATCGAGTCTAGGAACAATGATGTTTGGAACGGATTCAACCAACGCACGTCTCAGAGGCAGCAGCAATATGGCGAAATGGTCGCAGGATTAGATAATGATGCACAGAGATTTAATGTTGGAAACGAGCAAGATATTGCGAACCGCAACACCGGCGCGACGAACGACTTTAATCGATTCAATCAGACAAGAGACGATCGAAATCAGCAATCTGCTTTCGATAACGAAATGGCGAAAGTCGGCCAATTTTCTGGGGTAGCGAACACCGCTAGGCAGGACATTCAGAACAGTACTCGTGACACTAATTCCGCAATCGCGGGCGCTGGTGACGCTGGTCAAAGTATTCTCGCCTACGATCAGCAAGAAAGGCGTCGAAAAGAAGACCGTGGATTCGAAGCGGACGAACGCCAAAAGGATCGGGACGCGAACATGATGCGGTATGAAAACCGTCAAGCCATCGGAAGTAATAGCCCGCTCAATAGGCAATATGGGAGGCAATCCTAATGTATAAATTTAGCAGTGACGCGGTTAACGATAGTCTTTCTTCGCAGCTCGATCCCGACATGCAAGCACGCTACAAAGCGCGAAAACAGCAGGCAATTGACCAGCAGAATTCAGCATACCAAAGTCCCGAAGCGATTGACGCGATGGCTTCAGCAGAAAGCTTTCGGGCGCTGCAAGCTGGGCTCCAAAGCGCAGCAAATAAATTCGGTTCATCGGGCGGAGACGGCGGGCAGATATCTAATTTTGGAAAGACTGCTGAAGCGATGAACGCGGCCGACGCGAACCAGTACGAGTCCAAACAGCGGGCCTTTGCCCAGGGCGTTAAAAATGAGGATGCAGCCACTGATGAAGAATATCAGAATACAGTCGCTCGACCTATGGCTAGCCAAAGCGCTGCACTTGAATTTAGCAAGTCGGACGCACTCAATGACCCCGGTTCAGATGAGAGTAAATATCTGCGCGAGTTTGCGCGCAACACCTACCCGAATCTTCAGCTCAATGAGACTGTATCAGCCGATCAACTTAAAATGCTTTTGCCGCTAGCCGAGAAAAAGTTTTCGATTGAAGAAAACAATAAAGCTCGACTCGAAGCGGCGAGAATGCAAGCTGAGACCCGTAAAGACATCCGCACTGAAAATGCTTTGTCCCGTGCTGATCGCAACGCACAGAGGGGTAATGAGATCCAGGACAAGCGCGAAATCAAGAACGAAGAGTTAAAAGTCGGGAGCCTTGGTTATGCAATAACCGCACAGGATGCCAAAGATCTAAAAAGCGCTACTGTGATGAAGGCGTCATTTGACTCGAAGCTTGCTGAGATGATCGCACTTCGACAGAAACACAACGGCGGCACGATAATCGATCGTGAGGACGTCGGGCGTGCGAGACAGTTATCGAAAGAGTTATTACTCGCTTACAAGAACATCGCAGCGCTCGGTGTGCTCAGTCAGTCTGATGAAGCGATTCTCAACGCGATTATTCCGAGCGATCCACTCGAATACAATTCGCCACTTGCTGCGTTGCAGGGACAAGATCCAGTATTACACAAAATGCTACAATTCCAAAAAGATACTAATGATTCATATCGGATGAATTTAGGCCTCAGACTGAAGGGCGGCGCTCCAAAGCCTGAAGTCATTCAGATGCAAGGCCAACAGCAGAGCGTGACACCGGGCGCTCGAAAACAAATGAGAGTTGAGGATTTGCCATGATTCTATCAAAAGATGGGCAAGAGTTTTTCGACGTAGAAGATGAATATGACGTGAAAACCGGCCAGAATATTGCGCTCAATAAAGCGCAGGCAAAAGGCTATAAACAATTCTTTGACGTTACTAAAAACGGAACGGACACGTTCACAATCGACGCTCAAGAATTCGGTAAAGCGCAGGCAAAAGGATACGACACCGTTGACGTGTTCAAAGCTAAAAATGCGCAGCCTGAAATGACGAAAGGCCAAAGCCTTCGGCGCGGTATTGCGCAAGGCGGTACACTCGGTTTTGCGGACGAAATCACGGGCGCTGCGCAATCTCTTTTGGGTGATAAGACTTATGATCAGGCGAGAAACGAAAGCCGAGATTTCGACAGGGCCGCTGATGCTCAGAATCCAATGTCATACCTCGGCGGGAACGTTGCCGGTGGTTTGGCGACTGCAATAATACCCGGCGCACAGGCTATCGGTAGCATCCGAAAAATGGGAGCAATCGGTGCTGGTTTCGGTGCCGCCGGAGGCTTAGGATCAAGCGAGTCTGAGACAATCGGTGGGCAGGCACTCGACACGGCACAGGGTGCTGCGTTGGGCGGTGTTTTCGGTGCAGCGATACCCGCCGGAATTCAAGGTATCAAGGCCATACCCGGCATCGGCGGACGGGCGAAACAGACAATCCAAACGGCAATGAGCGGAGCCAAGGAAGCATCCAGAAAGGTCGACCCGTTAGGGTTCGGTTTGCCTGTTATTGACGGCATCCCGAAAATGACATCGGGCGTCAAAGGAGCGCTCAACGCGATTAAGCAGAGGGCCGCGAATGCAGCGGAGTTGAAAGATTTAAAAGGTAAAAATCTAGCCGATATCGCGGACGAAAATATACTCGGCATGTCAGCGCTTGACGGTGGTGATAATCGAATTAACGACTATCTATCAACCAAAGCCGCGACAGTTCAGCCGGGGTTTACAAGCCAAGATAATTACAAAGCTGCGCTTAAGATGGGAACTGAAGCACGTAGCTCGGCGCGTGACTTTAATAATAAAGAAGTTGCTAAAGATTTAACCCCACTGATGAGCGACTTGCAGCGAGAATTTCAGACCGCTCGAAATCAAGGCTATCAGTCTTTACAAAGTCGAGCGGCCGCCGAGAGCAACATGACCGGCGCTGATTATCAGTCAATCAAAGATTTTGGTAACAGTTTAGTTAGAGAAAGTGAATTCTCTATCATCCCGAAAGCGCAGCAGATGGAAGTTAAAAAAGCGCTAGAGATTATTGACAACGGCTCGGCAAACATTCCCGGCATTGAGTCGCTTGATAATACCCTCGACAGACTGCCCTTTGATTCCGCAAGTCCGGGGCAAAAGTTTTACAGATTGCAAAGCGCTCGAAAGCTGCTGCAAGATTCCGGAAACTTTTTTAAAGATAATAAGATGAGCACACCACAACGGCTGCTTGCGCAACTCGAAGACCGCATTGATAGCGTGCTGAAACGGTCGCAGTCAAAAGTACAGGCAGACGATCTCTTTTCCAAGGGTAAACGCGTCGAGCAGAATCTTTTCGGACTAACTGAAATGCGCGGCAAGGACAAACGTATAAACATTGACGAAGGAAAAGTTGCTAAGATTTTCGGAGACAATGACAACGCGGGTAGGCTTCGAAAAAGCGTTGAAGCCGCCAGAGAATATATGCAGAATCCGAATTTTAATCCTGACACGAAAAATAAGCTTGAAGCTATGTTCGCGCAGTTAGACGGGTTCCAGAAACGCGCGCAGGATAAGCGAACGCTATTCGCTCTTGAGAAAGCCGGCGGGCCTTCAAGCCCGGCAATCAACAGACTTGCGCAGCAACTCAGCGGTGAGGGCGTATCTGAGGCCGCAATTAACAATCCAGCAGGGTTTTTGAATAGCGCTGACCAATTCGTTAAAACATATTCTGAACCAATTTTTGGGAAAAGCTGGTCTAAATTAGATCCAGCGCAGAAACAGAAAATGTTAAAAGCGCAAATGTGGCTCGAAGCCAATCCTAAAAGCACTCTTGACCAACAGTCGGACGTGTTCGGTCAAATCTTTGGGTTCACAGACAAAAAGAATTAGTTTAATCAATCGGGCCGGTGATACCTGGGCACGGGTTCAGGTTAGATAGGGAAACCACAATCATACAGTCTATTTTATGCAATGCCTTATCTGCTTCGCCCGCCGAATCAGGCTCAACTTCAACCCCGCAGCCCACCAAAAGTGCCAAAAGTGTCAAAAGAATTTTCATAATTCCACATCTCCTTCAAACATGTTTTCAAGGGCTCTCGCTAGCCGTGCACGCACCGCATACGTATTTAATCCGGTGTACGTATTGCGCAGCTTTATAAGAGCGTCGACTGTTTTAATAACTTCATACTGTGTCGTGCCTTTGCAATACTCGTGTACTAGTTCGACATGGCTCAGTCTAACTGGGCTTAGGTGCGATTTGTAGCCTATCGAAACTTCGTATATCGCAGACCACGATACGATGTCCGAAGGCAGGGTCTCGTCGTTAATTGACGCTTCAGTGAGAGCGTCGGACAGCTCTTTTTCGAAGCATGCTAATTCGAGTCGGTCACATAACTCTTCCAAATCATCCGCTCTGTCTATCTCGACATTTCCGGCTGTCATGACTCGTAGCAGTAGGACAGTCATGCCGACGTCCTTTCTTTGAGTAGCAACTCAAGCAGCGCTACAACCCCAGGTGGGCAGTGTCTCTGGGACGATAACCAGCGCTCGGCTGTGCGTTTAGACACGAGTAGCAGGGTAGCTAGATTCTCGGCTGATATGTTGTGTTCAGTGGCTAACTCAGAGAGCCGTTGGTTGGTTGTCATGATATTGCGGGCCAACATATGAAATCACCTCCATACCGGTCTTTCAGAATCTCTTTTTTTCGCACTTCGACGACTACATCATGGCCGCGATCGTCCATTTCAGCCTGAGTCTGAAGGCATTTCGCGTGTGCTTCGACAGCGCTTTCTGTTTCAAGTATCAGCTCAAAATCTGATAACGAAAGGATAACTACTCTGTAGCTCATTGCTGTGCCTCCAGCGCTCTGTTCAAATCTAATATTAGACGTAGATATTGTAACTCTGGAAAATCAGCCCATTCTGTTCCAGACGCTGGTGAGTCATTCGCTAGATATAGATGGCAAGCCGCAGCCCAGTCAGACCATTCCCCATCGTTGTTCTGATGATTGTCTTCAAGAGACTTCATAACGCATTTAAGAAACTCGCAAGCCTGCATTTTCCCGAAAATAGAGAGCGGGTCATGTGCGATAGTATTAAAAATCATATCGTAAGTGATAACTGTCATATCGATTCCTTTTGCCGTTCCCGGCACTCAATTATTCTTCTGTCAAATCTATTTCTTCATTGTCAATGTCAGCGTCATACAATGCCAATTCGTACTTATCGTGACCTTTTTTCATCACTGCCTCGAACGTTTCGCGTGGGAAGTTTTTGATGACAATTTCCGCGCCTTCTCCGATTTCTGTGCACCAGTTAATTTTTGAGCCACCACTGCCCGGTCTAGCGCCGTTCAGAAACATAATGTGTGGCGGAATCTTCGCGCCACCGTCGCGGTCATACGCTCTAGCTAAAACATGCCCAAAAAATTCGATAGCTGAGCGTGAGCCAACGATATCTTTTTTAGCGGTCAACTTAATTGCTACAGTGTCAAGAATTATGCCGTCCCAGCCGAAGAATTTATGCGCAAGTTGGCGGCCTTTTTTGTATGAGAGTGCATCGAACTGGATGCCGTGAGTAAACGTCGCGCCCGCTGTTTTGGCACCAGAAAAAAATTTAGAGTTGAAAGAGTTTCGAATTGTGAGAGTAGAGCCTGTGTCGGTAATAGTAACTGTCATTTGTATTTCCTTTGCCGTTCCCGGCGCGTTGTCCCCACTAATGCGAGGCGTTTTGTTTCAGCAAGTAGAACGCTGGTTCATTCTCACGGGTGTGCGAGATCGGAAAAATCAGACACTCTAACAACATGCTGATGCCATTCGTTGATTTCAGGCATCCAGCAGCCCTTT